TTGACTATTCATATTAATGCTATTTACACCCGCTGAATTACCAGCAACTAATACTTGCGACAAAGTAGGTGTTGCTGGTATTACGGGCGGGGCAACCCAACTGGGCGCAAGAGTTGTGCCGTTGGATTGCAATATTTGTCCCGCGGTTCCATTTGCTAAAAAGGAGGTAGTCGATGTGGCGGATTGATATGGTAAATATCCTCCTAATCCTCCATTTAGATTGTAAGTGGAGGCAGCGGTTCCATTGGTGATTGCTGTTTGAACCCACGCGGTAGTAGGCATTTTGGTCGTTGTATCGTTGTAAGCGGGTTGTAGCGAGGTGGATGTTGGCGGCGCGACATTGTTGAAAGCATTGGTGCCTACCCATGTATTATTTGATGCGAGTAAAGTGCTTGGTGATGCCGCCGCCGAATATTGTCTTGTCGCATCGGGAAACTCCAAATAATTGGTGAGTGGTGTACCCGCAATTTTAGCATTTGCATTACAAGTCAATAATCCATCGACATTGGTGGTTTGTAGTGTTTCTGTGCCTTGGGCGTTGGGAAATGTTAAAAAATACCTTTTAGCACTATCATATGTAAGAGCATCATCGGTTGGTGATGAAAATACGGTGCTGTCAAATATTGGAAGTTGCTCTGTTGGAGGAGGATAGGTCGCCATTATATATAACCAAATATAAAATTATTGTTTGTTCTACAAATATATTATCTTCTTAATTATATAATGCCCCCTCGCAAGAAGAAAGAACCTCCCGCTGATGAAAATGCTAAACCTTTAAAGATTGAAAACATGTACGAGAAAATCCCAAAAGAGTTGCTTGACAATGCCGACAATCCCAATTACGATTTGCATAAATTAAAACTTCCATTTAGGATGTGTGTCGTCGCGCCTTCGGGTAGTGGTAAAACGAACTTTGTATTAAACCTCATCTCCATATTTAGTAGAGGTCGTGGATCCTTTGCATCTTGTGATATCATTACTCGTAACAAAGACGAACCGCTGTATCGATGGTTGACATTAAAATGCGACCAAATCAATATTAAAGAAGGTATGGAAAGCATTCCCCCGTTGGATAAAATGGATAAAGAAATAAATCATCTTGTCATATTTGATGACCTTGTACTCGCCAAAGATCAATCGCGCATTGAAAATTATTACATCCGCGCCCGTAAGTTAAACTGTTCCGTCATCTATCTGTCGCAGTCTTTTTACCGCATACCAAAGATTATTCGCTCCAACTGTAATTACATGTGTATCCTCAAATTAAGCGGTAACCGTGAAGTAAAGATGATATTGAGTGAGTTTGGACTGGGTGTATCCAAGGAAGAACTATTGCGTTTATATACGGAGGCGACTGCCGAAAAGTTTCAACCATTGATTATTGATATGGACGAAGAAGCGCCCAAACGGTTTAGAAAGGGATTGACTGAGATTATGACAGTGCATCCCGAATAATTTGCGAAAAATATGGAGACTTTTTGAAAGGTCGCCCCCCCTCCCCTATTTCCATCTACCAAGTGCCGTCAGTTGGTAGTTGGTAAAAGTCCCTATGCGAAAGGTTGTCAAAGTATTATTAGATTTTTCGCAAAATCGCAAAATTAATATTATATATCTTTATAATATAAATGTTAAGCGGAATTATCATTGTCGTTTTAGTCATCCTTGCTTTCGCCCTTGTTGGCGTTTACGCGTATCATGTTGCCTTTTGAGGCAGTAACCCCTTAAAGACCAACAGACATCATATCGTACAACACTTCATTCACTTCACGGCGAGGGATGCGTCCATCCTTGCATAACTTCAATAGTTTCAATTTGAACTCCTTGATGAGTTCCTTGTTGTCATTCCCAGCGAGTATTTCTCCCTTTAAGATGTCAAAGCGTTCCATCTCCTTTTGATGGGCGTCCTTATTGGGTGCGGGTATCTTGATGCGATCATTGATACGCGACTTTCGAGCAAGAGAATGCATGAACCCTCGCTCCTCGTCATTCATTTCCAAAATATCATCATAAGATGGAATTGACCCGCCTACGATTTTTTTGATACAATTGGCGACCCTTTTTGACATACGGTGTGTAGGCAAATCGGGGACATTTGCACCGCATGGTTTCTTGATGCTAAAAATATCATCGTCTAATCGATTGACATCCATTTTGTAGCGACCAAAAGGAATATACTCTGCTTTCGCAACCCCTTGGGGCATTAGTCGTTTTGGTTTTCCAAGTCCGCATCCGCTAATGCCCGCTCCCGCGGTTTGAGACATAACTTGTCGTAGGTAGTCCCATTCTGCGGGATGTGCGACAGTCCAATCAATGTAATCTGCTGCCTTGCTACCACCCGTACCTCCTTGTGCGACGGGGCGTTGCGCGTTACCAATCATGTCCCATATTGTTCGCCTACGGTCAATTTGATGTTGATCTAATCCTCGCTCCTCTTTCAATTGACGGGACAACTCGTCGCGAATATTTTTCCACAATCCTCTTGTAATACCAGCGGTAAGAGTAGATAGATCGGCGGGAATAGGGGTGCCTTGTAATGAAGACACATACGCTTGGTCTGCCCCGGGCAAAGGTCTTCTATTGCGGATACCTTGTGATTTTAGTTCTGTGACGGTTGGTTCAAGTTGTTCGCTTACAGTTGGTTCAACTCCACCCGTTTGAGCGAACTTATCTTTGTATCGCTCCAAGAAAGTAATAAATATATCCGCGGGTACTCCCGTCTTAAAGCGTCCACCCAATTCTTTCTCAATGCCCGTAAATTGCTCGTATGCAAAGCGAATGTCATCGGGTGTTAATTGCCCGAGAATGTTGGATGCTTCTCCTCCATCGGTCAGTTTCAATAACTCACCGCGCAAGATGACTTTTAATCCTTCTATGTCGGCAAGTTTATCGGTGATACTGCGATTATCTAATGGTTGTGACGGTTGACCCGTTTGCTTAAATAACTGGTTCGCAGAAGTGTTTTTTTCGTTGTTGGCGGTCTCTACTGCTAATGTTGCTAAATATTGTCGGCGGAAATCCTCTCTCGAAGGTTGTTTAACACTCATTATATTATACCCCTATATAAAAAATAATTAATTGACACTAATTATTTTTTGGTTGCCTTAAATAACAAAAAAAAGATTTTGCCTTGCATTTTTAAGATTTTTTTGATTTCATGTTATTTTCAAATATATAATATTATCCTAAACTATCCTACTTTAATCATCTTCATCCTCCTCCTCCACTGGTTTTAGTCGCCAATCCCGCATTCGCCACGCGTGTTTATTCAAGTCATTGTAACATGAACTCTTGTAAAAGTTGTTCTTCATAAAGAATGCCTCCACGACCTCTGCTTTGTATTCCTTCTGCTTCGACTTTGGTAACTCGGCAAACTCGCGCGACTTGCGAATAGTTGCGGATATTTTTGAAAGCGTCCAGTCATCGTCTCCTTCTGCCTTTCCATTCCAACTTTGGTATTTGTCCTTGTTTGCTTCGCATCGCACTTCAAATAAGGTGGTGAATATATTGTGGATGTCATAAGAGTTTTGCAAATACGCCAAAGATCGCTCCTTTACACTGTCGGGTTTGAAAGCGTCTACATTGTACTCTACCTCTTTCACCATCAGCAAATTAGAAAGCAATATGTTTAACATTGTATTTTTATGCACGAGTGACCCCTTTAATTGCTCCTTCAATCCCGCATTGCCCGGATAGATGTGGTTTGTCTCGCCAGTCGTGTCATCCCATTCCTCCGCGGTCCCAGTGAACTTACTGCCGAATAATATATCATTGATGCGTTCTGCGTCCGCGTCTTTTGGTGCTTCGCTAAATGGTGGTTTCTCATTGCATTCCATGACATTTGTTCCGCACAACTTGACTTGTGTCTTGGAACTATAAAGCATTCGTGCCGATACATTCCCGCCACCCGTCAAATCTTTAATAATATTGTTGTGTAATGGCGCGTCCTTTTGTGGTTCTTTACTGACAATGTACCGCTTTTTATCCAACTTGGCGAGTTCGGGATTTGCACCCGCACTTGATTTATTTTTTTGGTTCTCACTGAATATGGTGGGTGACACCCCTACATAATAACTACCAAACACTTTTTCTAAAAACTCATTGGTGAGACCTTTGCCGTTTCGTCCCGCACCATTGAATACAAAGAACTTTTCAATTGCTCTGCCCGACATACCAGTTGAAATAATTTTAAAGAAGTAGTCGTGAAGTTCTTTATTGGGAAATATTTTTGAATACGCGTCCATAATAAACTCAAAGGAGGCAGTGAAATCTACGGGCAAATCATCTGCCGTCACGCGTCGGTAGACTGGTTCCAACACTTTCTTGCCTTCCACCTCGGTTTCTTTGGTTCCCGTTTGCACTTTGAAATCAAGTAAAGCGGGAGTGAAATCGTATCCACAACTGAAAGTGATAAAATCGTCAAAGCGATATGGGCGGAAGCATTCCTCTTCTATATCAATTACCCCATTCTCACATCCAAATAGATCGGGTTTTGCGTCAAACTCCAATGTATAATTCGCCATCAAAGTCTTTGCGACAGTAACACAACTCAACATTCCATTTGCTTTTTTGAGGTCATAAATACGCTCCTCCATGCGTTTCTTTGTCTTCTCCCATAATTCATAATTGCAGTCGGGTTCTTCGCCCTCTTCAAACTCAATGTCTTCATATTCTTCATCCCATTTCGCCATTATGCTTCGCCAATATTTGGCGACCTCGTACATAATTGCTTTTTTCAAGGGAGCGTCACTTTTTTCCCAACGGGTTTCATTCCATCCATACCATTCGCCCTTGGATCCATCCGTCTTCTCTACCGAATAGATATAATGGTCGGGTTTGATTTTCATGACGGTTTCAATGATACCACAGTCCGCGTTGTCAAGTGCATCCCAAATAATTTGCATATCGGCGTGTAACTCTTCATTTGGTTTTTCATCTTCGGCAACTGCATCAATCCATTCATTCAAGTCATACACTTCTTCAAATGGTTTGTTCGTCCACTCCAAATGAAACCCAGTCAGTTCCACTGTTTTCTCATTCAAAAGTTCGACGACCGCATTCACTCCTCCTTCAAAGGCGTCCACATTTGCTTTCAAGAGTTTGATGCCGTCATATTCATACGCGCCCACGGGAGTATTTGTATTTGCGTGTTTCATCAATGATGTTTGATTAATTAAATAGCACATCACCGCCTCTACAATTCTGCTCTCGTACTCTTGATTATACAAAGCGAAGAATGACCCCAAGACTTTGTTTTCTTTGACCTCGCCACTGTCCTCCTTCTTTTTTCTTGCGGTCTCGTAAAGCGCGGCGTTCTGCTTCTTGGCGCGTTCCGCAATGTCTTTGAGTTCTCTTTCGAAAAGCGTGATGAACTCCAACGGTGACTTATTAGATATTTTGTTTTCCATGCACCAACCTACAAACGAACCAAAGAAGCATAGGCGGATAAAGAGTTCCTTGGCGGTATCTTCGCTTACTCCGTAATGCTCGGCAACCATGCGTTTGATTTGAGATCGCTCGGCACAATACCGCTTGATGATAGGGCAAGGAATATTATTGCTCTCACACAAGTTGCGTATGATTTGAGGTTGAGCGTTGGAAATATCAAAGTCGTAATAGATGTCATCAATCAAAGAGTTGCGAATAGTTCTGCGGATGCAAGACAAACCAAGAGATTTGAAGGGGAAAGCACGACCCCATTTATGCTTTGGTTTACCATATTTTACAGATACCGCGCCCAACGCCTTATTGTAATTTTGTAAATATTTTTGTATTTGGTCTTTTTCGTTCGCGTACTGCTCCATAATCAGTTTCTTGTGAAAGTCCCAGTTGTAATCTTCACCCCACGACGCCAACAATAAATTGCTTTTGAGAAGTGCCTTAATTCTTTCAATCGGGATGACTTCTAAAAGCACAATACCGTCTAATACAGAGGAGCGTTTTGTCAACATAATCGACAAAGCATTGATAGCAACAGTTGCATTGGTTTCCATTCTTATTATATTATACAGAGATATTTTTAAATTGTTTTAAACTTAAATATATTGAGGTTATTTTTCCTAAATATAATTAGTTGGATTTTCATTTCAATTTTTTTTTTAATTACTTTCAATTTTTTACTTTAATTTTATTTTTTATGTGTAGGTTTTTTTCCTAAATGTTTTGAGTTAAAAATACTTCGCAGTTTTTCCTAAATGTTTTGAGTTAAAAATACTTCGTGTCATCCACTATTTCTAAATCATTTTCTGCATTTGGTTTGAGTGACGATACAATATGAATGATCTCGTCGAGCAAAATAGGTTCTCTGTTTTTCAATGACATGATAAGGTTTTTGAGTTTAAACATTTCACCCGCATACTCGCCGTATTTGGAAAGTTCATCCTCGCTTAATCCTTTCTTCTTGTAATATTTGACTTTGTCTAAATTGCGAATATGTCCTAAATGTTCGGTACGATATTCTTTGTAATATTGCGACAAGTCGGCAGTTTTCTTGACTTTGGGTTCTCTCTTTAATACTGACATCTTAATATATTATACAAAGATTTTTTTAAGTGAGTTAATACTAATATTATTTAAGGTAACTTGAACCCTCTTGTGGGATTATTCGCTCAAATACTATCGGGACGCACTTGCGATAAATGCACTCGACCCCGAGACCCTCATTTTCTTCGTTTTTTTCGTGGATTTGCGAGTTTGCGAAAAATCTAATAATAAGTTGACAACCTTTCGCATAGGGACTTTTCTCTTCTACCAACTTCCGGCAGTTGGTAGTTGGAAGTTGAGGGGGGGGGGGAACCTTTCAAAAAGTTTCAATATTTTTCGCAAACTCGCGATTTTTCGCAATTCGTGGAGAAACCCCTCAACCCCCTTTTATCGTAAGTCCGCACTCGAACTATAAAAGGCATTTTCACCCCAAACACTGCATGTATTCCCACCAAATTATTATCTCATCCTTAATTATATAATGCCCGTAAAAGATGTTGATGGCGGTTTAGTATGGCGCGGATATAGTCCACGAACGATCACCGATAGATTACCCGCAGAGGAGTATGTGAGTGTACCATTCCGCTTTGGAGGAAGCAATGTAAGAAGTTATTTACCACCAGTGATGCCCTCTATTAAGGCATCTCCAATCCGTAAAAAAAGGTAGGGGACTGTGTCCCCCTACGACCCCCTATTTTGCTCCACTTTTTAAAAGTGGATAAGATAAGGAACATTTAGCGAAATTATTTTATCCAAGTTATATATAAATGCGAACCATAGTATTCAATCAGTCTAACATAGTTCAAAACGGTTTCAATAATACACTTATATATAACTTTCCCAATTCAGTTGATTTAACGGGTGCATATCTTGCGGTGTCGAATATTTTCATGTATTACTCGTGGGACAATATTAACACCTCTTACGGCAACAATGTATTTTCTTACAACTGGATTGTCGCGGGAGTACCAACCACTTTCCAAGTTGTTATACCAAATGGTCTATATGAAATCGCACAAATCAATAATTTCCTCCAATACACCTTTATACAGAACTCACATTATCTCGTTAATTCAGCGGGTCAAAATGTTTATTACGCAGAGATCATCTTAAACACGACGCGTTACTCGGTGCAAACCAACACCTTTGCTGTGCCTACGGTGCTACCCGCGGGATGGACGAAACCCGCTGCCCTTACCCTACCCGTTACGACTTTTAATCCCATTGTCACCTATCCCGCCAAGTTCAATGAAATCGTTGGATACACTGCTGGGTTCGCTACCGCACAAAACTTGGGGGTAGGCACAACGCTTTCCTATTTATCCTCAATTGCTCCCCAAGTCCAACCCAATAGCAATTTGTTAGTCAGCGTATCGGGCATTGATAATAAGTATTCCAATCCATCCTCCATCATTTATTCCGTTGCCCCATCGGTCAACTTTGGTGCTTTGATTATTGAAAAACCCGCGCAGTTTAACTTTAACAAACTATTAAGCGGTACATACAATCAGTTGAGATTACAACTTTTAACCAATACGGGACAACAAATATTTATTCGCGATCCCAATATGACTATTATTATGTTGATTAGAGATATCGATGATGTCATCAATGATAGCGGTGCTACGCAAAATGTTCGTCAACGATTGGAAGCAAACAACGGCATATCCCCCAATACGCCATCTATGGGAAAGTCGGGGCGTTTCTAATTCCACTTTTAAAAAAAGTGGAGCAAAATATGATAAATTAGTTTTTTTGCTATACTTTTTTTAAAAGTATAATATATAATGAATAACGACATCACGGAACAATCCCTTAATAAAATGTGGGAAGATTTTAGCAAGGAGCAAATGCGATTAATGAGCGATATTAAGACGGGCAAAGATGAAGGCGAAGAAAAGGACATACATAAGCAACTTACGCAGATAAATGCAATCATGATGGGATTGATTAGATTAAGAAATATCAAAAAGAAGAAGAGTGACAATTTTTAATCTTTATGTATGTATATAAATGCCGAACAGAATATTTAGACCACATACTATGGCGGGAGGACGCGTCCTTACCAATAAAGGAAGAGGTACAGGTATAGGTTCTGTGCTTTTAGATAAAGGGGGCACTGGATCGGGGTCCTCGTATCGTTCCATGGAAGATTATTTAGCAACAACTGGCGGAAGGGGAATTATGGGGAGCGCAAAGAAAACAATGGGGTTCGGTTTAGGCGGTGCAATTGAGGATAAACTTTCAAAATTAATGGTGAAACCCGAAATCAAATTAAGGAAACCCAAGAATATCCAATTCAGTATGTAAAGGGAAACCAAGGTTTCCCCTTTGACCCCATCCTTTTAATTTAGGAATGTTTTTGCTCCACTTTTTCCAAAAGTGGATTTATATGTATTTAATGGATTTTTTTATCTCAATCCATTATATAATGAGCGGTGATACTTTGGTTTACGATATGTCCTCTATGAGCGAAGGAACTCCTCAAATATTTGTCAAGAAGGATTGGTTGAATATCCTCGACAATCAAAACGGTAACTATAACGGAAATCAATCGGTTATTGATACTTCCCAGTTGGCGAACAGTAATAAGTATATGAATTACCGCGAAGCATATTTAGCAATTCCACTGTTGCTTACTGCTTCCAATACCGGCGCTACCGCCGTGTTAGTTGCTCCTAACGCGACGGCAACCAGTGCTGATATGGCGTTCGGTCTTAAAAATTGGTATGGTTCCATCATCCACTCCTTTACCCTTGATTACAACGGGACTACGATCGTACAACAGACCCCGTTCGTTGGTTTGTGGAACACTTTTAAATTGATGACAACCCTATCCTTTCAAGATGTAATTACCAATGGCGCACAAATGGGGTTTTACCCCGATGATGCTTTGTCTTGGGGTTTCATCCCCGGGGTTGCTGGTGTTTCTACGGATGATGCTTTAATGGGCGTTGGTACTTGCAATAACATCAATGTAATTGGTAGCGAAGTCGTCAACACCCAATTTATGGGATACAGAAACGGAAATCTTGGTCTTCTTCGCAGACAAGAATACATTGCTTATGATGTAGACGGTGTGGCGGGTGGTGCTGTGCGCGGGAGTGACAGCGCCATAGGTGCCGCCGCTTTTGGAACATTTCTTGGAACTGCTGGTTTAAATCAGCAATACAAGAGTTACATTTCAGTGAGAACTGCTAATGTCGTTCAGTGGGCGATTATGGCGACAATTCACCTCAAACACATTCATAATTTCTTCCAAAATGTTCCATTACTTAAAGGTGTTTTCATGAAAATGACCCTCAATCTCAATCAAACCAGTGTGACTTTTGATACTGGTGCTGGTGGAGGTGGAGATGACTATCACAGTGTGACTGTTTCAGTAAATAGTCCTCTTGGTGGTGTGTCTCCTATTATGATTGCTGCTTCAACCGTCAATTCGGGCGCCGCTGCCGCAACCAATTTTAATATTGCTGGTGGTATTATTGCCTCGATTGGTGTGGGTATTCCTCCCGTGTCATCCCAAGCAGCATTTACCAGTCCTTTTACGCGCTCCATTCAGTTGTATGTTCCCGCCTACACTTTTAACCCAGTGTATGAGACTGCATACTTGTCTTCTCCCGTTAAAAAGGTGGTTTACACTGATATTTACCAGTACCAAGTGCTAAATGTTCCCGCGGGAGGATCGTTCAATAACTTATTGACTAACGGTATCGCAAATATCAAGTCCGTATTAATTCTTCCATTCCTTACCAAAGACGCAAACGCCGGTGTTCTTCCCATCCAATCTCCTTGCGATGATTGCGGTGGAGGACCCACTTCTCCTCTTGCTCTGCTTACCAACTTTAATGTGGTTGTAGCGGGTCAAAATATGATATACAATACCCAGCAGCGAAGTTACGAACAGTTCCTCAACCAACTCCAAGGATGCAATGCCGTGAATGCGGATATGACGGATGGTCTTACCTCATCCCTTGTTGGTAAGTTGGACTTTGAGAGCAAATATTGCTACTACTATGTTAACTGCTCTCGCATGTTGCCCGTGGAGGAAAGTGTCCCCAAGTCTGTATCCATTATTGGTCTCAACTCTTCCTTGAAGGCAATTGATTTATACTGCTTTATTGAATACGGAGTGGAGGTTTCGGTCGATATACTTTCGGGCGCCCGAGTTTAGGCGATTTTGTGCTTTATCTCATAATTCATCAAATCCCATTATTTTTTATCTCATCTTAAAATATAATGGATAAGGAAATGTTTAGAGCAGTCAAAATTGGTGTTTCACCAAAACAGATGTCAAGATTAAGAAACGGGCATCCCGTTCGCATTATGAAAGGAGAAGGTGTTAATCTCATCGTGCATCCCCATAAATATAACCATATCACCAAATCATTTGGAAATGGAAAGGGCGCCATCGTACAATTGTCACCCGAAGAACTCGCCGCCAACATGGGAGTAGAAGGTGGATCCATTTTTGGTAAAAAGGCAGACCGTTTTGCGAAAAAGGTAATTGGTAAAAAGGCAGTTAGGGAAATACACGGCGTCGCCAAAGCATTTAAACCATTAGTGGATGAGGGTATTGATGCTCTTGGTATGATGGCGACCACTTACGGTGTACCACCCGAGGCAGTCGCTGCTTTATCGGGCGCCGCAAAAGGATACATTGATAAACCTTCCGCTTATCGTGGAAAAAAGGCAGCGGGTTCTTTCGGCAAAGATGCCTTAATGGGCGTCGCCAAAGAAAAATTGGGAGCAATGGGAACCGAATATTTGAAGACAAATCAACCCGAACTATACGCCCAAGCAAAGGCAATTCACACCGATTATAAAGCACTAAAATCCGCCGCGGATGCAGAACGCCAACGAATATATGATTTGGAGCACCCATATGGAGACGGGAGAGGATTGTACGCGGGTGCGGGTCGAGGATTGTATGCGGGGCGCGGATATGGTTTGGGTGGATCGCTACTATCTGTATCCAACCACTCATTGCCTCCCGCTTTGCAGTCACAAAACGCCAGTGCTAATTTTAATTTTCATACACAGTTGCCTCCTCATTTGGCGGCACTTAAAGGACAAGGATTGTATTAATAATGTCGCGAGTTTGCGAAAAATCTAATAATACTTTGACAACCTTTCGCATAGGGACTTTTCTCATCTACCAACTGACGGCACTTGGTAGTTGGTATTTGGTGGAACTAAAATGGTTTGAAAAATGTCTTCATATTTTTCGCAAAGTCAAATCACTTTTTTAGTGACACAAAATTGAAATACTAAAAGTAAAAAATTGAAATGTTTTTATTACAATACTTTGTTTGTATTATAATAACAAAAGCAACAAACGCAAAATTACAAAATGAACTCAAATACTAAAATGGAAATAAATAATGTAGAGGAGGAGGTGATTATAATTACAGTAAAAGCAAAGAAGACCAAGAAACCAAAGACAAAAAAATGCAAGAAATGTGGCGAGAATAGCGAAGGATTTGACTTGTGTGAATGGTGCGATCAAGAGGAGAGTGATATAGAGCATCATGAACTGACAGTTGTAAATCCCCCGTTTTGTATTCAATGCGATGTAGACCCAGCACAAATCAAGAAAACAAATGACATATGTTATGGATGCGAAGACCGCACATGCTGTACCAACAAGTATCACAACGCATTGTGTGAAAAATGCGATAAAGAATGCGCGGTGTGTGGTGAAAAACACGCAGAAGGTGACTGTGAAGGAGTTCATTGCGAAGCGTGTAACGATAAAGATTACTACCCGCTTAAATTGATTGACGGCAAAAGACGATGCAGTTATTGCGAGGATGATTACAACAAAGGCGGATATAACAGCGATTGTTCTGTATAAGGACTAATATATTATATAGCGTAGCATAGAATAGCGTAGCAAGGGTTCCCATTAAGGACTGGTAAAACCTCATAAGAGGTAACCCCTTTTTTTTCAATAAAATATCAACTCTAATTTATAATATTTAGGAATACTATGGAATATGTTATCGCAATCCCTACCTACAAACGCTACGCGATTAAAACATTAGAATATATAAAGAGAGAGCAAATCCCCGCTGAATTAGTAACCATATTTGTAGCAGATGAGATCGAATATGGAATGTATCATGCATTATGGGGAGACCAATATAAAATTGTAATAGGAGTACTTGGTATTGGACCACAGCGCAACTTTATTACACAGCATTATGAAGAAGGAACATATGTAGTATCAATGGATGATGACATTAGAGATTTAATTTCATTAAAAGGAGTTGGGTTTACTACTTGGATACAAGAGTGTTTAGAATACATGGAATTAAAAAAAATTGGTTTATTAGGTATTTCTCCTACAACAAATCTATATTGGATGCAAGAACGAAAAGGAGAACACTTGAAATGTGGAAGATACTTGTGTGTTGGTGTATTTCAACTTTATAAAGTTAGAAAGGAATACAAACTGAAATTAAATTACACAGAAGATTACGAGCGTAGTATTTTATATCTTAAACAAGATGGAGCAGTTGGAAGATATGAAGGTGTATGTCTTAAAACAACTTATTGGTCGTGTGGTGGATGCAACGCGTCTGGAAGAGATATAGAAGAATATTTAAAGGGTGTTAATAACTTGATTACTATGTTTCCCGATGAATTGCATATCGTGATGAAACGCATTACTCAACTTTCCAAAACAGAACTCTTACCAAACATACGGATACGAAAACATCAATGTTCTACACTTGTATAAGGACTAATGTAAAATACAAGTGAATATTTATTTCCCACCAAATCATCCGTGTTCCAATGATTTAATAATGATCCATTGAATAATATAGGTTGAAGGTACGCATCATACATTTTTTCTTCAATCACAATATTACCACCCGTGTAGTCACCAAATGAAATGAGAATGGATTTACCCACATTGCTTTCGTCTTTGTGGATAGGACAAACAACATTATTATTAAGATGAATAGATGTAAATGCAAAGGGGCAAATAATATTTCCAACTCGTTTTAATTCTTCGTAAATAGCAGACCACTTTTTAGATGGAGCGGATACACCAATTTTGCCCGAGTACCGAGACTTTGTCATTCCAAACACACACGCACGATGTTTTGGAAATCCGCGCCTTCCCGACGCACCCGTGGGTCTAAATGGTATTTTTTTTGTTTTCAATAATTCCAACAAAGGGGCAAACAAGGAGGCATCCACTTTTGGAAGAACACTGATTTCAAGGTCATCGAGGCAAATCGCTTTGTTAGATTTTTTCATATATATCCTCGATACAAAAAAAATGCTAAACAATCTTACTTTTGTATTTAGGAAAAGGGATTAAATTATTTTGTTGAGTAAATATATAATGCTTACAGACGAACAGATTGAGGAACTTGCATCGCGCATGGGTGTACCATTAGCATTTTGTGGATTTAAGAATGAACTACCTAATAAAATACAAGCGAATAAATCCTATATAATTAATATGGAAAACGATATGGATAATGATGGAAAGTTGAATGGCGGATCGCACTGGACTTGCTTTCAAGTGGCGGTGTATCCTAACAATAAAAAGGAGGCAATATACTTTGACAGTTTTGGAGTTGGTCCGCCCGAACTTATTAAAAAGCGTATCAAGTCTAATTTCGGCATTGAAACTCCTCACACGAGCAAAGACATTCAATCGCTAATGAGTGACGCGTGTGGGTATTATTGTTTAGCATTCCTCCACTTTATTAATGAATGTGCTTTTCGTAGTCGTCATCTACATACAGATGCAAACGCATTTATGGAAATGTTCGATGACTTGAATAACAGTGTGGATTGGAAAAAGAATGAATATGTCTTGAAACACTTTTTTCAATCCAAAGACCCGAGCAAACGCCGAGCAGTAGAGGTATTGACAACCGATATGGAGGAGACAGCGCGAAAAATGCGAGAGGATGGTACGACCGCTTTACCAGTAGATGTTAAATATGTTTGAAGCAGATAAAAAAAAGAGATACTTACTTAATTAAATGATGATATGATACGCTATATTATATAATCTACGCCTATACTACTAATCTACATCTACGCGTCCTCCTCCTCGTCGTCGTCTTCGAAATCGTCGCACTCCCATCCGTTTTCTTTGTACTCCTCACCTAAATCATCAAAGCAACTGGAACATATTGTAATCTCCTCCGGTTTGTTAGTAAGAATGTAAATGTTATTTTTTTCTGGATTGATATTTTCTTCGCAATTGTCGCATTTGCATAGTTTTCCACAATCGCACTCATCAATATTTTTATCACAATCGTCGCAGATAAATATTTGTTTTGCGTTACGAGTGCGACATTGAAAGCATGGTTGTGCGACTACAAAATCTGTATCGCCCATTTTTGCTCCCACAAACTTATTCATTTGGATCCATTCATTGCACGAAGTACACCATCCACAATCATTTTTTACCAATACATCATTGTCATACTTACCTTCGCCTTCGTTCTCCTCTGCGTCGTCTTCGCACTCGTCAAATGGATGTAATTTACCGCAATCTTTGCAAGGGCAAGGTGTTTCGTCGTAATCTTCGAGGTTTTCAAACATTTTTGTTAATTTTTCTCTGTTGTCAAGGCACCAAAAGTACGCGTATGCGTTCGCAACATCTGCGACCGTTCGTTCTGCGTCCTCATTGTAGGTGTCGTAATTATCCATGGAATATTTTTTTGAGAAGTGCATTGCTTCCAAAAGGACGGATGACTTGTCAAACAACGCCAAGTATTCTTTATTCTGTTGAGACAGATTATGACCTCGATTATGGTAATCGTTAAATCCGTTTTCAGTGAAGGAGAATACCGCACTTTCCATGTCACCATCACTTTCCATTTGGTCCCACACACTTTGTTGCATAAAATATTGATCCTCCATTAAATTGGGAACAACTACATTCAATAAATATTCGTTGATAGTTTGCATTTTGGTATTCGCGTTAAGTATTTGCTTTAAGTTAGTTTTTATAATAATAATACTGACATCAACTTAAAGAAAAAACATTTCAATTTTTTTCTTTTCATATTAAAAAAGCATTTCACTAAAAATAAGTCGCGAGTTTGCGAAAAATCTATTAATACTTTGACAACCTTTCGCATAGCGCCTTTTACAAACTACCAACTGACGGCACTTGGTAGTTGGTATTTGGGTGGGGGGGGAGACCTCTTAAAACTTTTCAATATTTTTCGCAATTTTAGTGAACCAAAAAATTGAAAGCATTTGAAAAAAAATTGAAATAAAAATATTATAAATATTAAAAGGTATTAACACCACAAATACAAATACAATAATGTCTTTAAATATACTATCTCCCGAAGAATGCAACAATGAATATAAAAAATTAATGGAACAGTGGAATGAAAACTTGGAAGTATTTATGTTTCAGCGTGATGTAGGCACGATTGCAATGACAATAACCAAATTAGATGAGAGAAGTGACGCGATTAAAAAGGATATTCAAGACAAAATACAAATGGCGAGTTTTGCGTTTTGTACGGATCGCGATACGCCCGACGGCAAGAAATGGTATCAGTTAATCGTTCAACCAAGAGATACAAACACTTTGATGGAAGTTGGATTATGTCCTTTGTCTACCAATCTTTTAAATGTCAACAGTGCTGGATTTGTATATAATTTTGAAACTCGTCTTGGGCGCGATGGATGGTGGTGTCGTATTAATAATCTTTGCTATGTATGCAAATCAAATCCACCTACCAAACGAATAATGCCTCATACAATGATGGGAGCGTGTTGTCAATATTGTTACAACAACAGAGATACAATCCGTCCAGTTCAATCCCAAATCAATTATTCGCCCGAATTAGTAAAAAAAATGGAAACAGATGCCGAGTACCTTACGAAGGTAGAAAGGGATATCCGTGAGGTAGAACAAGAAGTAATGAAAATGCAAAAAGACCAAGCAGAGCAAATTGCGAATGAATGGAGTGAAAGATTACTCAAAGATGCAGAACCAATTAAAGTCCAAGTCAAGAAACCCAAGAACCCTCCAAAGGATGGAGCAAAAAAAAATGTCCCCGCCAAACCACCCGCCTTCATTCGTAGTCCAGCGGGTTGTCAAATCAGTAACCACTTGGCGGTCAAAAAATGGATGGATAAATATGGAAACAAGTAGATAGAATAGTTTAATTAGCATATAATAGTTTGTAGTATACAATATATTAAATTAAAAATGTTATTTTTTTCTTAAAGTTCTCGCGGTAAAATTACCACAAGAGGTGATAGGACAACCAAGCGGGTGTAAAGATGGGATACGCTTTCCATTTTGCGTTGCGTCGTTGGAAGGCATGCAGTCGCTTTTCGTCTTTATGTTTAGTATAATCTTCGCGTGATAGATCGCCAAAATGTATTTTCTTCCTTCCATTGGGTACTTGTATCATATATTTTTTGCCTTTACGAGTGCTAATACCAATGGGTACAACGGCGCCATCGTATTCATCCCCGAGCAACTTTTGTGCTTTTTTACGGACAAGTTCGATGTCACTTACAGCAGACAATCTATCGTAGGTAGGGAACTGCATGGGTTCGGGTTTCTTGCGAATGTAATTTTTGCAAATGGGTTCTATTGTATAATTACTCATTATAGTATGTTTAGAGAATATTTTTCTCGCACTATATAATAATGAATAGTTATAAGTATGTCAATTTATTCAGCGAGTTTGTTAAAGATGTCGCACAACGCCTAAAAATAACCTACGAGAAGGCATTGAAGAAAATAGAGACAAATAAAGCATTACAAAAGGAGTGGCGAGAAATGAAATCACAGCGTAAAGAACTTTTTGTGCCTATTCGAACTGTTGGTCGTGCATCCGCACAATCGGTCGCAATGGCGGAACAACCTCCCGCACAAGGATACATTGATCCTCAAATTGAAAATGAAGCACAAAACCAAGCACGAAGACCGCTTATATTACAAGAAATTGCTGCCGCCGAGTTTGACAGATACAGACAAAATGTAAGACAACAACGAGCAAATGATAGAGTAGCATTAAGAGAAGCATTGGTGCTAAACCCGAGGGAAGCAAGGGAAGCAACTGCTTTGGAGAATGATGGAGGATTTTGGGGTAACCTATTTGGAGCAGAGGAAGAAGCGGGTGTACCCGTTGCTCCGCAGTATGTAAACGCGCAACCAAGAGAAGCACTGCCCCAAGCATTACAAGACCAACGAAGACATTTGTTGGACTTAATAGAACAAGAGGTCGCACTACAAGACCCCGCAGACCAAGATGCACGAAGAGAACAAATTATAGAACATATGTTATCCATCCAAGAAAGAGCAATATTAGGACTTCCTCCTACGGCACTTCAAATACAATTGGAGGAAGCAAGAAGAGCAGATGAGTTGAGAGTTATACAAGCAAGAGTTGCTGGGCGCAAGGTTTCGTCTCTTGGTAAAAAGGGGTTGGAAAATATAAGAGCAAGGAAACAAGCAGAAGCAAAGGCAATAGAAGACAAGAGAGTAGAAGAC